AATGCGGATATCACCACTCTCGAGTGCGCATTATTGGAGAGGATGTATTATTGCAAAGTGAATGGGGAGTTTGTTGCCCCCCCAGCTGTGACAGCAGCTGTATTAAACTCGAGGTTATCCACATTCCGTACCAAAGTCACTAAATTAGTTGGCCATGCCGCTCCGGTTTCCCTCAACGATGTTGTTGAGATGTACCAAGGCCGCAAGAAAGCCATCTACTTGAATGCCAAGGAAAGATACGAAATGCTAGGATGGACTCGCAAATACTCTTGGTTGAAGGCCTTCGTAAAGATGGAAAAAGTAAACCCCCTGAAAGCACCACGTTGCATTCAGCCAAGAGACGCGGTATATAATATCAGACTTGGTGCCTACATCAAGCCGATGGAACACAAGATATACAGGGCCATAGACAAGATCTTTGGAGATGGTCCCACGGTTATCAAAGGTTATAATGTCGAGAAAATCGGCAGAATAATGCGTGGCAAATGGAAATCATTTTCCCGCCCTGTTGCCATTGGTCTAGATGCAGTAAAGTTTGATATGCATGTAAGTAAAGAAGCACTTGAGTGGGAGCACTCGGTGTACAACAACATTTTTAAGTGTAAGGTTCTGCGCGAACTGTTGACCCATCAAATTTACAATCGTGGAGGAGCACGATGTAAAGATGGCCACTTAACATACAAGGTTGTTGGTAGAAGAGCTAGCGGTGATATGAACACGGCACTTGGCAATTGTCTGCTGATGTGTGCAATGGTGTACAGCTATGCAAAGGAAAAGAAGGTAGACATCAAGCTGATGAACAATGGAGATGATTGTGTCGTCATGATGGAGGATCGGGATAAAGACAAATTTCTCGATGGTCTCGATGCTTGGTTTCTCGACGTTGGGTTTAGAATGACGTGTGAGAAACCAGTCTACCAACTAGCTGAGATAGAGTTTTGCCAGATGCGTCCAATCGAGTATGGCAATGGTGAAATCATTATGGTTAGGAACATAGCCACTGCTCTACGCAAGGATAGTCTTTGCGTAGTAGACGTGTCCCGTCCAAAATTGCTCATGGCATGGATGACGGCAGTCGGCAAAGGTGGCTTAAGCCTTACCGGTGGTATACCAATAATGCAAAACTTTTATCGAAGTTACATTCGGCTTGGCAACGGGGTGAACAACAAAGTAGCCCTGGAATTGAGCCGTAATTCCGGCATGCACATGTTGGGAATCGGTATTGATAGGCTTTTTGTGGAACCCACAGCACAGGCCAGGCTTAGCGTGTACGTTGCGTGGGGCATAACACCTGATGAGCAGGTGGCGTTGGAGAATTACTACGATAATTACTCCCTCGACTATGCAGATCCTGTGGGCGTCGATAGCCACATCAACTACAATACCATTTTTCATGTACTATCACGGTAATTATTGTGGGCCAGGTTGGTCCGATGGGCAATACCAAGGTTCAGTGCTAGGCTCGCTGCCAGCAACCGACGAATTCGATGAGACTTGCAGGGTGCATGATGCAGCCTATGCACTTCACACCGATCTCAGGGCTGCCGACATCGAGTTCTATCACGACAACATTGGTCGTAGCATTAAGCGTTCAATTGCAGCTGTAGCAGTTGGCGCCCAAGGATTGCTCCGGACCACCGATAGTCCCACAACTTTACCAAATCGACTATCTATGAAACAAAAACAAAACTTACGAGGCACCACCGCGGTGCCAACACGTGCAGCTGGAGCTGCACGCCGTGCTACAAACACCACGCAGTTAACCACTGTTCCAGCATCTTATGGGTTCTCACTCAAGATGCAAACACCAGTGGTTAAGCACAGCGGCAATAAGACCTCCATAATTGGTGGTGATTTTGCTGGTACTGTGCGTACGGTAGCTACATCAAACTACCAACCTGCAGCTAGCGTGTTACTCAATCCCGCTTATTTCCAGAATGCAACCCTCGGGAGCATGGCTAGAGCATACGAAAAGTTCAGATTCGTTCGTGCAAGCATCCAGTACTTGCCCTCTACCCCTACTTCATCCCAGGGCCAACTAGTTATGACTTCGACCCGCACAATAAAGGAGCCGTTCTTGGATGGATCTAACACTACCTTCCTTAGCCGCGCGTTGTCTCAAGGCAATGCTGTAGCCACTCCGTTGTGGAAGGAGGCAGTGTTGGACATTCCATGCGGTTCCGAGTGGAGCATTGTGGATGCTCTAATTGACGGTGATCTCGACGACTGCATCCAGGAAGAGGTGCAATGTTACGCTTTTTCTGACTTTACTGGGTCAGCGGGAGTGCTAATGCTGCACTATGAGATTGAGTTTAAGGACCCCTTGTACACGTTCCATCCTACACTCATCCCTGTTCCTCAGGGTAATGGAACGTTTGCCACATTTCAGGATTACACTGACATCCGCGCTGTCACGGATGCAGTTGTCCTGTCATTTGCCTCAATTGCCCTCGTCGGTGGAGATGGCACGATATTTAGAATGGTTTTCCGTCAAGAGGCGAGTACTCTTCCAACCGGCGTGGCGTCTTGGCCACTATACGGCAAAGTACTCACCACGTTGGCAACAACCACAACTACAGTCGGTTCATCCTTCACTAACATTACTATGTCCTCAGGCACAACCGTGTATGGGGTCTTAGCAAATACGTTATTGACTCTCTACGATTCGTTAGAAACGGCAGTAGCGGGCGGGGCTTCGGGGGCATTGATCCACCAAAATGCACAAACTCTCAAAGGCACTTATGCATTCATTATGCATACAGTGCGATTGGGAGGGGCTGTAAGAGTGGTCAATCAGTAAGGGTAACACAATTAGCAACAAGACGGAGTAGTATTCTCGGAAACGATAGGAATCTCTCCGGCGATGAAAATAGTGGCAGTAGCCACACAATCATTGATGTGTTGACATCAATGTACTTGCAGTTTGTAACATTCACCAGCTGGTGTGCATGTCGAGTTAGGGTGGACAGAACGTCCAATCACTAGAAACTGGAAAAGATAATATTGAAAGAATAGTGGCCCACAGGCGTTGGGTGTCAGTACCACTTCGGTGTAACTTTGGCTGGTAACCAAAGGTTCTTCTCTAATCACGCCCTTTTCCAATGGACAGTCAAACCCAACTTGAGCACTCAAAGTGGAGTAACGCAAGGTTAAATCATCCTAAGTGCCCGACTAATCGGGCGACTAGGGAGTTTCGCTAACTTCCTTTTTAAGCTTCCTACCGGAAGTGGTCGTAGGTCTCAGTGATAACTGGGGGGCTGCCGTGACGACTAAGCAATCAACTAGCTAAAAG